TTCAATACCCTCTATCCAAAATATGAACCAAATGCGGGTATAAAACAATACGCCCGGTCACATTGGACAGAGTATAACGATATCGAGTTGAGAGGTAACGAAAATGCCAGTACGACAACCCCTTGAGCCCGGAGTTAGTAATACAATTGCACCAGCTAGAGGCGGTCCAGTTGCTGATCCTGTGAGACCTAATCCGGCACCACGGCCTACTGGCCTTGGTGGTATGGATATGCGACCTATGCCTGTGTTTCACGATGGAATCGATAATGTTCCCAGCACTGGTCCAGCAATGTTGGAAAAAGGTGAAAAAGTTCTTGACAAACATGAAGCTGCGCAAGTGCGCAAAGGAAAAGGAATGGCAAATAAATCAATGGAAAGCGCAGCCGCAGCGCTGAGCGGTGGAAAGAAAGAAGAGAAGCCGAAGAAAGAGATTAAGCATATTGAGACCAAGAAAGCCCACAATGGTGGTTTCATTCACAAGCACGTTCATACGGCACCTGAACATCACCCTGATGAAGAACATATCAGCAAGGACCAAGATGAAATGGCAAATCACATGCTTCAGCACATGGGTTCACCGAATCCGGGCGAAGCTGAAGCTGATGCCGGGCAGAGCGGTATTCCGGATCAAGCTGGAGCTTCTGCGGCTCCTCCTGCGGCTGCACCACCGGCTGCACCGATGGCAGGCGCACCGGCAGGGATGTAAAGACAATGGCTGACGATTCACTGGTAGATACATTACAAAAAATTCGTGATGTTCCTGGTAAGATTGTTGATTATGCCAAGAATGTTCTTGGCGGATCGTCAACTTCAAACGGGGATAACGAAGCGTCTGGTAAGTATATGGATGCGGCTTCAAAATATTATGTAGACAAAGCAGCAAAAGATTCTCCACCAGCTAAGACGCCCCCAAAGCCGCCACCCGCAGTGGCAGCAAAACCCAATAGTATGAAGCATGGCGGTACTGTCGAAAAGACTGGACTTGCTTTGGTTCATAAAGGAGAAGAAGTAGTGCCTGCCGAAAAGAACCCTGTAAGTATCCACCGAGCGCTGCATCATTTGAACAAAGGCGGTTTGCACAAAGCTCTTGGTGTCAACCCCAGCAGCGAAATCCCTGCCGACAAACTTGCAGCAGCGAAAGGCAGCCCGAACGGACATGTGGCGACGATGGCACATTTGCACGGCGCACTTGGTTCGACTCCCGCTGCGACTCCCGCTGCGACTCCCGCTGCGACTCCCGCTGCGACTCCCGCTGCGGCTCCCGCTGCTAAAGAGGCAATTCCTACCGGTGGTACCGGAGCAGCGTCTAATTCACCAACTTCTGCCACGAAAAATAGCGGCGCAGCAACTGGAGGTGCGGTAACAATCACCATGAGCCCCAGCAGCACATCTACTTCCACAGGGTCATCCGGCCCCGGATCGTCATCCGGCACAGGATCAGGCAAGGGTGCTGGCGAGAAAGGTGGTAAAGAAGCCGAGAAACATCAGCACGTACATATCAAGGTAGATGCAAGAGGAATGAGCGGACATGCCAATGGCACAACATAAAGATACAGTAAAACTTTCGCACCACAGGGTTGTGATGCACCTTAACCGTGGTGGATTGCACAGGGCGCTTGGAATCGACCCGAATAAGGATATTCCCAAGGAACGTGTTGAGGAAGCGACTCACTCCAAGACGCCCCATATCGCCGCGATGGCCCACCTCGCACAAACGATGGGCAAGTGGCACAAGAAGTAACGCGGTTGATCGGGGAGGATCATGCGTTTAGAAAATTTAGCAGTCCTGTATAACAGGCATAGGCATGATCTAAACTACCATTTCAAAGACCTAAGCGACACAGATTTTGATATCTCGGCTGAGCGGAGTTTTGCTAAGCTGCCAGACAATCATAAATTGTTGGTACGTGATTCATTTGCAAAGGAATTCGGAGCATCGTCGTACGATGCTGTCCTTGCCGATGACAAGGCTAACTTCGACAAGGTATTGCAACGCTATAGGTTTTTGTCGCAGACTAATCTGTTTTTTCTTTGTCATCTGTTGGAAAAATACAACCAGACTACGTACTTCACTCATGAGGAAATATGCAACGCGCACTTCATTCAAAAGTCGCCACTGTTTCCTACATTCGAGCACTTTGCTAATCAGTACACGGATTTGAAAGAAAGTCTATTGCTGGTGCCAAGAGGCGGTTTCAAAAGTTCTATCGACATGGCTGATTGTGTGCAATGGATAATTTGCTATCCAGCAATTACCATTGCTATTCTAACAGGAACCCTGTCATTGGCGAAAGACTTTGTTGGAGAAATCAAAGATCATTTTACTTTGGAAGAGTCCTCTATGGTTGACTCCAAAGGAAAAATGGTATACGTTCCGCGTAAGCTGTCTGATCGTGAGACTGGTGAGTGGAGCAACAGTTTGTTTCAGATACTGTTTGCCGAACATTGCATTAAACCCACCAAGATCGAAGAAGGAACGCAGATCGAGTTTCAGACTCCTGCGGGCGGGGACGAGAAAGAGCCTACTATCAGAGCGGCGTCGATTGAACAGGCTTTATCGGGTGCTCACTTTGGCGTCATGAAACTTGATGATGTGGTGACCAACGAGAATAGTCAAACACTTGATCGCATCTTAAAAATTAACAAGCAAATATCCATCAACAAGGCCATGCTTCACCCGTATGGTATTTTTGATGTAATCGGCACTTGGTATGACGAGACAGATTATTACGGCTTGACTATCAAACATGAAGAGAAGATCGCTATTGAAGAGGGCTTGCTTGAGAATATTCGCGGCTCGGTAGATAGCGGACGCTTTAACAGTCATGTTGCATGGAAGGTTTACCTGCGTGCTGCATGGTATCCGACCGAAGAAGCTGAGAAAGCCGGAAAGATCGAAGAGGAGATGAAACGTGAGGATTGGATACTCTGGTTCCCAGAGCGACTCACTTACACGTTTCTAAAGAAAGAAAAACGCGATGAAAAGTCTGAGGGTGGCTTCGAAATAAAATATCTTAATAATCCAAGAAAGATTAATAAGGTAAAATTTCCTCGTGAACTTCTTGTTCGACGCACCATACCTCATACGCAATTTCCACAACAGAGAGGTGTGATTGTAACTACAGTAGATGCGGCCTATTCTACAAAGAATTGGGCGGACTACACGGTTATCATCACAGCGCTCATTTTTGGTGGACGCTTCTACATTTTGAACATGCGTCGGGGCCGTTTCAGCGAATACGAGCTTCCACAAGTGATTGCTTCGGTGGGTTATAAATGGAAACCGAAGCGCATTGCTATCGAAGACTCTGTTGGCGTCAAATGGCTACAGCCTGAAATACGGCGCGAAATGGCTAAGTTAAGAATCAGCATTCCTTTGGAATTTTGCTCACTTGGTCTTGGAACCAAGAGGCGATCCAAACTAATGAAGGCCAAGCCGGTTGCGAGACTGCTTGGTGACGAGCGGCTACTTTTCCTCAATTCCTGCGAAGGGCTTGAAGAGATTTACAATGAGCTTGAAAAGTTCACCGGCACTGATGGCGATGCGCACGACGATATCGTGTCGGCAATTTCACTGCTGGTGGATCAGTTCATTGGATATGCCGACATGGATGCTAAGATCAACACTATAGACATGGATTATGTGTCCGATCAGAAATCAAAGGCGCAACACGATTTGGTTTATGGTTTGGGGAAATTTTCCAAATATAATGCCTCAAATGGTTCGATTGACGACAATCCTGTAACCCAGTATCAAATTGAGCAATCTGGTCAGGTTGCGGTTAGTAATGAACCGTACTTTGACCCGCTGGGAGATTTGGGGTAGTGTCTCAGTTTGAAATCCACAGCCCTTGCGCCGCCGTGAACCGCCCCGCATACTGGATTCATGGCGAAGCGCCCACGCGATCCGAATCAACTGGCGAAACTGGTGGTGGACATTGCCAGTGGCGAAGCTGAGGACACCGTCAGCGACGCGAAGCGGGCCACAACTGTAAAAGGCCGTGCGGGTGGCATCCGTGGCGGACCGGCGCGTGCGGCTCGGCTCTCCGATCATCAACGGTCCGAGATAGCAAAAAAGGCTGCGCGGAAGCGTTGGAATGCACGCAATCCGTATTCAGGATAACTGGTCCAGTAGCGATGCTGTCACCTTACCCTCCGCAAATCCGCGCATAATGAGATACGGTGGCATAAGCGGATTTGTGAATTTCGGCATCGATCTGTTCTGGCATGGGACAATAATACATCCGAATGAGACAATAGCAACCCGACAATTCACAATAGCCGTGACGCCGCCCAAACGTCGGGATATCTAGTTCAAACTGAACTTTATGCTTGACACATGAAGAATAGTTCACTATGCTCGTCTCATGAATCGGCTTTCGCTTTCGGATCGCGCTCGCATCATCCAGATGCTCGTAGAGGGCAATCCCGATCCCAAGCATGTCAGCACGTCCTATGTGGAGCGCCAAAATCTCACGATGCGCATGGGGATGCGGCGCTTCACGCGGTTGACAAACGGATTCTCCAAGAAGCTGGAGAATCACGCGCACATGGTCGCGCTGCATTTTCTGCATTACAACTTCGCCCGTATTCACAAGACGCTGAGGATCACGCCAGCGATGGCTGCTGGAATCTCGGATCACGTTTGGAGCTATGAAGAGATTGCGGCATTATCGGCGTAAAAATGGCGAAAATGCAACCGTTTCATAGCATTAGAGCGTCCTAACGTAAAATAGTGAGTGACGGTCCTAGCATGGACCGTGGTATGCTTCCCCGCATATAGGAGTCGCCGCCATGACTGACATTGATCGCGAAATAGCCGCCTACGAAACCATGCGTGCCGAGTTGGAGAATCAGCACATGGGAGAGTGGATTCTCGTCTCTGGCGAAAAGCTGATTGGCGTGTTCTCGTCATTCGATGAAACCGCGAGAGAGGCCGTTCAAAGGTTCGGACGAGGCCCCTATTTGATTCGGCAAGTCGGCGCTCCACCTATAACGATGCCTGCCTCGGTCGTTTACCATATGCAACATGCTTCATAGCGCGAAGTTGCGGTGGCAGTGGTAATCTGTCTGGGTGCGGCGGATGTGATAATCCTCCATATATAGAATTCTGCTCCGAAGAGTGCTTTCATGAACTTGAAAATCGTATGAAAAAATCTTGGTACAACTATCAGGATTTTCTCGAAAACGGAGATGGTTTGTAATGCACGTATACCTGATTCAGAACAAAGCGAACGGTAAAGTGTACGTTGGGCAGACCGTACAAAACCTTGACCATTATTGGAGCTATAATAAGCGCTGTGCAATGAATGGCAAGAATTACAAACCGGCACTATACGCTGCCATTAGGAAATATGGTCCTGAGAACTTTGATATTCGTTCCATACACGTCGCTACTAGTAAAGAAGAGCTTGATAATGCTGAGACGGCATTCATAAAGTTTTTTGGTACTCGTAAACAATCTCTCGGATATAATCTTACAGATGGCGGTGATGGTACAGTTGGTGCGGAACGTACTGAGGCGTGGAAGAGAAATATTAGTCTCGGAAATATGGGTAAAACTTGGAGCTATGATCGAAAACTGGCAGCCTCTGTGCAGAGAAAGGGAAAAGTATTAACTGAGGAGCACAAAGCTGCCATTGGTGCTGGAGTACAGGGAACAAAGAAACCACAGCAGTGGGTAGAGAAGCTCATAGCCAGAAACAAGGATCGTAAAGGGACTCCACATAGAACACCAAGGACTTCTGAGCATACTGCCAAACTTGTTGCCAGTAGATTGTCAGGAAGAGTAGCTACGGAGGTATAAATGCCCCAAATTCCCGCCGAACCGGGCAATCCTTCACGCGATCTAGTCGCGCAGGATTACAAAAAAGATGGCGAACTAAAAACTAAAAATGCAGAACTGGCTTTGGTAGTTGGTTCCGCTTCACAGGCAGAGAACTTTATTAGCAACCGTCAATGGGGCCTCTTATGGCGTGACGCGGATTTATTGTTTCAAAGTCCAAGACCCATGTCGGTATTTGAAAATACTTACATACTTGAGCCTTAACGTCTTTATAATAACATAGACATGGGGCCTACTTATAGAGATATAAGATAGAAAACTTTCTTTAATTGACTTGAACGCTGAAATGCCAACAAGGCGGAAGCATGCTGAAAAGCTGGGCACCGTGAGAGACTAAACAAGAGAGCATCCTGCGAGGGATGGTGCGATAGTCCGTTCTAACGGGAATAATAACCGTTAGAGG